ACCAGCGTTTAGCTCTATTGGCCTCGGAAACGGGTTCATTGGCGACGTTGGACATGAAGGAGGCTTCAGACCGTGTATCCTTGTGGCTAGTGCAGGAGCTTTTTCCAAGTAATTGGGTTGAAGCTTTTTGCGCATGTCGCTCTGAGTATACGGTCTTGCCATCAGGAGAGGAAGTTCCTCTCCTCAAGTTCGCGCCGATGGGATCAAGCGTTTGCTTTCCCGTCGAGGCACTTGTGTTCTGGGCCCTATGTCACGCTGCAAACCCGGCATTCTCTGGCCGCGTCACAAGACGCTTGCTGAGGAAGTCGGTTAGAGACACTGTTGAAGGTGATTATGTCCCGGGAAGCCCCGGCACCGTCAGTGTCTTTGGTGATGATATCATCGTGCCAACCACTCAGGTTGGCACTGTCGTCCGGCTTTTGGAAGCTGTTGGCCTTAAAGTCAATAGTCACAAGAGTTACCACAAGGGCCCTTTCAGGGAATCCTGTGGGTCGGACTATTTTGCCGGCGTCTGGACGACACCTGTAAGGGTGAAGTCCTCGTTGGTGGGAGATGATCTGATGACCCTGTTTCGCGCTAAGGATGCCTTCAACAGCATCCAGAAGCGTTACGGCCACATCAGCCCACAATTCGTAGGCAGGCTCCGGGAGCTCTTCAATGAGTTCTTTGAGTTAACCTTGCCTGTCTTCCCCTCCAAGGGGGAGAATGTATCTGGTTTGTGTCTGACTGACACACATTGGTTGCAACGATTGTCGGGCCAAACGCTGGGCCGCCTTCAGGGCGGCAAGCGTGGTTGGCGGCTTCTTAATGTAAGAGTTAGGCTAAGTGTGCGGGACCGGCGTATGCCGGACTATAACCGCCTCGAAGCCCGATTGCTTACGGAAGTCCCCGTGAGGGAGTACCACGACATGAACTGGTGTTCAGTGCTCCGCGCGTTCCTTGTTACGGACACGCGGGGTGGAGCAGGAGAATACGCAATTCGCAGACGCGTTCACTACCGTACTGCATGGGT